ATACAGGTTCGAGTCCTGTTCTGATTACTAAATATACTCTCGTAGCTCAGCCGGTCAGAGCGTCAGACTCATAATCTGGGGGTCACAGGTTCAAACCCTGTCGGGAGTACTAAATATTAAAACTAAACTAAAATTTAAACTAATGAGAAAAAATAAACAAAAATGGTATATTCCTGTAAATGAAAATAATTTTGCTGAACTAGAAGCATGGTGGAAACAGCATACACAATATACAGACTGGCCAAAATTACCATATAGTTCACTTCTTTTATCTGAACATCCAAATGATGATAGTTATTTTTGGGGTGGTTCTGAAGAAAGTTTAAATACAGATCATCCATCTTACCAAAAAATTACACTTGAAGAATTTAGGATAATCATAAATTCATTGCCTGAACATTGGTATATTGCAGTCACGGACGAAAACATTGAAGAACTCAATAGTTGGAGGTTAAGTAAAAGGACAGTAGATGCTGAACGGTGGGACTCTAAATTTATCCCTGGTGCAAGTCTTTTATCCAGTCATCCAGCAGATGATGGTAGTTATTTTTGGTTAAAAGATGCCAAATGGACTATTGAATATAAACATCCGGAATACAAACTAATCACTATTGAACAATTCCGTCAAATCACAACAAACCAAACCCAAAACTCTATGAACACACTACCCACAGATTGGTACATTGAAGTAACGGAAGAGAACAAAGAAGAACTCAGCCGTTGGAGGTCAGACCAATGCACCTCTTTTCGAGACTACAAGCTTAGAGCAGGGCAAACATTGCTTTCAAAGCATAAATTAGACAGCACTTATTATTACTGCGGTAATGCAGAACAAGTTAGGGACAGCGGAAATTACAATGACTACCAAGAAATCACATTAGAACAATTCCGTCAAATCACAAATACAAATCCTATTAGTAAACATCCAGATAAATGGTATATTCCATTAACTGCCGAGAACTATGCTGACATAAAACCTTGGTGGTTAGAACAAGTTGAAAAAAGCGGTTGGAAAGGCAGAAATTTGCTTGATACCCATTTAGTTCTTTCTAATCACCCAAAAGATGACAGTCACTATTGGTGTGATACAGAATGTCAATTTAATAAAATTCATCCTAGTTATGAAAAAATCACACTTGAACAATTCCTTCAGATTACAAATACAAAACATATGAGCACACATCCAGAAAAATGGTATATTGAAATAACCGGAGAGAACAAAAAAGAACTCGAAGATTGGAGACAAAAAGTTGCTACCTCTAATAGGTGCAACACTCCTAAAATTGGACAAGTCTTACTTTCAAAACATCACAGCGATAATAGTTATTATTATGCTGATGACATCACTGCACTTAGGGGCCGCGATGAGTATAAAGATTATAAAGAAATTACTCTAGAACAATTTCGTCAAATCACAAATTCAAAACCTATGTCAAAACCTGAAGTAAAAACAATCCAAATCTCTCGTACATTACTCAACCAGTATTATGAGGCAGCTACTGTAGAACAAAGAGAGTACATTATTAATCACTTTAAGTTGGATGGAACGACCACCGATGAAGCAATTCGTGAACTGCACGACTTAGCTTGTTGGGATTGGAAGCCAAAAATCAAAGCAAATCACCCTGAATGCTTCCCTGAAGAAAGTAAGTACTTTGATTTCTCGAAGTATGTAAACAAACACGGATGTGATGGTATTGTTTCATCTAATGTAGCTGATTTGCTTGGGTTACACAAGAATTTTATTCAAGTTAGGGATTCTAGTACAAAAACTAATCTTCGTGCATTTTACCTTACTAGTGACTATAATTGGGAATTAATTAAAGAGGGAGATGTTACGGTTCTAATTCCAACTAAAAAAGTAAAATAAACAATTATGAAAAAACTACTATTAGTATTTGCTCTAGGTATTCTACTTACAAGTTGTAACTGGACCTCCTCATTGCAGGACATGCAATTTCTCCAAACTAAATATCCCACTGTTTATAGGGTAGATGTTGCAAATTATGTTTGTATTGATTCAATAGGTACTTATCACATACGTGTAACAACGGATGGTCAAATTTATTCTAAAGTTAAAATAGAATAATCTGATTATGGCTAATAATCCAAATTTAAGTTTTGAAGAATGGCGATTGTATATACGTAAAAAAGCTATTGAATATGATAATTTAAAAACTTGTGATGTAATAAAATCATACACAATAAATTGGAATTTATATAACCATATACTAAAATGCAAAAAATATAATGGCTACATATGAAAAAAAACTTGCTGTCGGTGATGTACTTAATCTTGTACAAGAATATACAATTGAGAAATATTTAGGTAAAAATCCAACATTTACCAAAATGGAACAGTATTCTCAAAAAAAGTATATAATTTACACAGAGAAAATACATGAAGTTGTCACTGATTTATCGGAAAAGATCTTTAATTTGGTTGAACTAAACTCTTAATTATGTTAGAAATATTGAAAGAAGAACTTTTTGCATTAACTAAATTCGGTATGGGTTTAATATTAATAGCGAATAAGAAAGAAGTACATGTATTTTTCAATGAAATTCATTCTATGATTGTACCAAAATCTGAACTTTTAGATTTTAGTGAGGATGAGTTAATTACTACACTTCAAGAAAATCAAGCGCTTTTGGATTTTGCAATTAAAAAAGATTTTGTAAAAGAAGAGACATCAGAAATAAACGAATATTTAAACTATTGTAAAAGTTATGATTAATCCTGATAATTTATTGTATTGTTATACAAGAAACAAAATTGAATTTGTCACGCCATCATATAGTGTAGCATACACTAGACGTGACTTAGATACTACTATTTATATAATACATAAAAAACAGAAACGTATTTTTGATATAAATACCAAAGACATTATTGCAATATAATGAAAAATATTTATTCTATTGGTAAAGGTACTGTATGTAAATCTGAGTTTAAATTTTATATTGATAAAGATGATGTTTTTGGAAATGGTGAATCATTTGTATTTTATAGAAATTATTCGCGTACTACTGTAGTACAAGAGTTTCAGTTTGAAAAAAATATTTTATTTTTATCTGTTTCTAAATCATACAAGCTTTCAAAGTGGTTATGTATTAAACTTAAGTCTTATCTTATTTATCATGATTTATACAAATCAATCCCAATTTTTACAAATTCAAAAGTTATATTATATTCTAAAAATGTAAATGGGTTTAGCTTAAAAAACTATACTTTTTTTATGATAATTGATGTACCTGACTTGATAAATATTGCGCATACTAGTAATTTGCTAAAAGATTATCCTCTATATTCTACTATTTATTTAAAGTCTAAAGGTAATTTTAATTCAATCTTAGATAGTTCAGAAATGTTTGAGACAGTCAGGCGATTCAATAATTTAAGCTCTCAGTTTTTACGAGAGCTTAAATCTATTGAAGTATCTAATATACCGTATATTAGTGCACCAGTAGAAATTGAGGATTCATTAGACTTAGTTGGCTTACATTATAAAGAGTTAACAACTATTTGTTTAGATATTAGCCATTTTCTGCCATAAATTCCGGTATATCGGATACTAACAATACCAGTATATTAATATCTGTATTAGATACTAGTATATAGCTAAGATTTAAAAATTACTGTTTCACTTTAATTAGGATTAAATGATAGATGAAAAATACAAAAAGTGGTTATCATCACTGCCTGAATCTAAATTACAAATCGAGAAATCTAATCTTGAAGATGTTTTAATTTTCAGTCAAAATGAAAAATCAATACAGTTTGCCCAGGAAAAATTAGAAATACTTAAATTTGTAGAAAATGGTAATAAAAGATGAAACTTTTATAGAGATACTAAAAATTATTATAAAATCCGATAATGCTCATGAAATTGCAACGTTTCTAAAGTCAAATAGTACATCGAAGCTTATGGATATTATAATATCCTTGCATTTAAATCCAAATAAAAGTTTTTTATTTGAGCAAGGTGATTATTTTAGCATAAATTATAGTATTTTAAGTCCTTCATTAGAAGATACCTTATTTGTAAAAGATGATTTAATAGACTTAGGCTTGTACGTTGATAATAAAGTTTTTGGTAAAGTTATTACAAGTAATAATTACTCAAATACTCATATTAATTCTTACATTGATATGAAATGTCAATTATTCTTTGGTAGCTGTACACATGAAACAGTATTATGTGTACATGATCTAGAAAAAGTTAATAAACTTCAAATCCCTTATTTTAATGGCACTAATTTCGATGGACTTATTAAGTCAAAACCGTCTAGAGTATCTAAGTCTTCAGAAAATGATGACGGAGAAAAACCTTTCTAATACTTCTTTTGGATCTTGGATGGCCAATAAATATTGTTGGAATGATGAATCACTCATTAATGAAACAGATTTTGAAATGGCATATTCAATTATAATTAAAAAATATGTCAAAAATTTCTAATTTTGGCATAGTTAATAAAGAAGTTGTAACAGATCCTAATTTAAGTTTACAAGCAAAAGGTTTATATGCTATTTTATCGTCTTATTGTGACAAGAATAGACGGTGTTTTCCTTCTTTAAATACACTTTCAGATATTAGTTCAAAAAGTATTTCTCAAATCTCGTTATACATAAAAGAACTTAAAACTACCGGTTATTTAACCAGAAAGGGTAAATATTTAATACTAAGATAGCTATATTAATAAAATAAAAATTTAAAGAAACTATGAAAAGCTAATATTAACACAAACAGATGAAATAAGTTTATATATATTTGTATTGTATATGAACTAGAATATGATTTTACAGCTGCCTAATGGTAATATAATAGAGGTTTCTGTTGAGCAATACCTTGATATGTCTGAAAAAGATTTACAAGAATTGAATGGATTAGGCCGGTCATATTTAAAAGAATCTAAAGATCCCTTTTATAACTTATATTCTAAAGAACAAGAGAAAGAAATTGAAGAAGTGAATGATGATATCGAACCTGAATTTCTTTCTGTATTTGAAGATGACCCTGATATTTTAGATCGTGGGGTCAATATAAATGATATTCTTTTTGACGAAGAAGATATTTTCTAACTAACTTAAAAACCTTAATAAAACAAAAATGAGTACAGTTACAGTAGTGGCTGATGATAACGGTATGGTTATCCGCCAAAGCAAAAACAATCCTGAATATGGTGTAATTCTATTGGAACAGACATCTATTTCAATCCAACAAAATCCATCTAACCCTAAAAGTTTGAACTGGATTAAAAAAAATAAATTGACAACTTTACTTAAAGGTACTGTTGAAGAATTAAAAGAACTTAACTATAAAGCCGGACAAAAAATTGAAGGTAAAATTGTAGTTAAAGAGTCAGTGACACCTTTTAGTGAGGAAAATCCAGACCAACACTTGAAAATTGCAGGTAAAACCGGCGTTATTTGTTGTTTGTATGGCCAACCAATTTATAGGATCACTTATTATACAACAGATATGGAGGATCAAAATGAATTAATCAATCATGATAATGTTGATGCAATTCGTAGTGCTAATTCATCTCAAGTTAATAATGTTATTAATACTTTTGTAGATAGTTCAATTACAGAATCCGAATTGATTGATGATAATGCATTTGAACTTTAAAATTTAATTCTTTTTTTAAAAAAGGCGGCTAACAACCGCCTTTTTTTTTACTCTTTAAACTAATCTTATGCTAAATCCTGAACAAATTAAAACTATTATTAAAGAAGAACAAATAAATAATTTGAGATTTCGTGAAGAGCGATATGCATATTATGGAATATTACAAGAGTATCAACTGCATAGCTCTGATGAATTGAGGCGTTTGGATTATTCAAAATTGAATCCACAACAACATTTTCTATTTAAACGAGTATTGCATGGTTTAAATATTTACACTGTAGAAGAGCAAAATGCACTTCACTGGGATAAAAAGAAAAGGATTAAAAAAGTTTGGCAAAGAGGTCAAGAGGTTATAAACAATTGGAAACAATACATTGTAAATAAAAGAGTTAATGATTATCTTTATAAAGTTTTTGGTGAAAATGTAAGAGCAATAATAAATGTACCAGTTGATGAGTATTTACCGGATTATAAAAACACTTTAAGTTTAAAGGATCTTGGTTTAACTTATGAAGATGTTATATTAAAATTTATGTCTGAAGGACTTTTACCTAAAAACTTTTTAACGTTAAAAGGCAATTGAAAATAAATAAATTTTCAAAAAAAATGGTTAAACTTAACTCTGAGTATTCAAAGTTAAGAAAGATACATTTGGATACTTATCCAATGTGTCAAGCTAAAATTTATAACTGTTTTTTAAAATCAACTGAAATACATCACATGAAAGGACGTGGTAAGTATCATAATGATACTTCCACGTGGCTTTCTGTGTGTAGAAATTGCCATAGATGGATTGAAGAACACCCAAAAGAAGCAATAGAATTAAATTTATCACAATCAAAATTTTAATTATGGAGTTTAAGCATAATGAAAGTAATCTTAAAGATGCTCTAAATATATCTCAGAAGGATATAAGTGATTGCACTACGAAAATAGCAGATATATTAAAAGATGCAGTTTTAGATAAAGATTTTAAATATAGTCATGTAGTTGAAAAAATTTTACTTACATTTAGCTATAATGAACTTGTTTTGGTATCATCTGTATATGTTCTTGATAAAATTAAAAATTCAAATTCAGTTATTAGTGCTGTTTTAAATACATTTAATAAGACTGATGATGAAAAAAATAATTAATACAAAAATAATTATTGTTTTATTGTTTATACTTAGTGCCTGTACTAATAATAGACCTTGGACTGTTATTGAAATCAGGACTAAAGGAAAAAAATGCGAGTATGTGTTGTCCCGCTCCAACGGATTCGGGCCTCAAGTCAAGACCCTGACCGATACCTGTGGGAGGTATCAGTTGTTTCAAACATTAAACTTATGATATGGAATTTATTGGAATACATGTTGCTTACGAACCAAACGCATGGTTTTGGATTACATTACTAAACTTTGATTGGAAAGACCAAAGCAGAAGTTTTTTACATATTGAGAAAAATGACAGCGTTTGGAAGTTTCAGTTTTTATGGTTGTCAAATAACTGTTGGATTATCGGCTAATTGCTACCAACTCGCTCATTCGTGAACCCACCGTCAGCCTCTAACCTTACCAACCAACCCCAAACCTATGAAACGATTTTTAGTATTTGCAGGTGATTGCTATTATCCCTTTGGTGGGATGAATGATTTTCAGGAGGACTTTGACACCTTGGAAGAGGCAAGAAGTTTTGTAGCAAAAATCAAAGAAAAGTGGGAATCTGATTGGGAGGACTTCAAATGGACTGCCATTTGGGATTTGGAAACACGAACCCACGTTTAATATGCAAGAGCATATAATGAATGAGAAATCGGTCAATAAGCACCCTTATCGCATATAATGAATGATTAATCCGTCAGCCCATAGCATGAAAACGATATACTTTCAACCAAAGGGAATAAACCCAAAATTTTGCGAAGCAGGTGTCATTCACGAAAGCGACAATGAATCTATCTGCTACTTAGGTGAACCTTGCAAAATATCAATTAATGATGTAAAAATCATACCAAACGAGAGCGTCGCTTATGATGAAAAAAATGGGTTATATCTTGTTCGGGAAAGTACTCATTCGTGAACAAATCGTCAGCCTCTGTTCTTACCAAACCTCCCCCAGCGTCAGCCTATAAGCTGACCAATTAAACCTTAAAACCTAAATAAAATGACACAAGAACAAAGTAATAATGCCAATGTGCTGTTATGTGATGTTTGGGTTCGGGCAGATAAGCCTGTTAGAGAATATCCTTTGGGAACGAAATTCAAAGCCTTAATGGGTGGATATTGGATAAGAGTTGAACGAGGGTTTAAATGGTGTACTGGTTCAACGTTCCCAAATGTCGGAGGTGATTGGACTGGCGAAGTGTGTCTGCCAAATATCATATAACTCGCTTATTTGTGAAGTTCGCCCACAACAAATCGTCAGCCCACACGCTGACAAAACTTAAATAGAATGACAAGAGAAAAATTTATAAAAAAGTGGCTTAGTAATAAAGACTACCAATACACAGAACAAAACCGAGATTTAATGCGAAATGATTTAGACGAGGTGATAAACCAAGCATTGCGCCAACCGCTTGTTAGCAGTTCGGTTTGTCATTGCAACAACCTTCCTGACGGAGAAATAGCCATTAGTAGTAAAGCACTTCAAAGACCTTATGGTGATTTGGGGCAAACTGACTGCTAACTCGCTCATTCGTGAACCCAACCAAACTATACGCAATCATTAGCACCAGTTTTTATTATGGCAGATTACTTTATAGAAGAAAATGAATTGACAAAGCAAATGTTTGATTTAGACGAAATACTTGCTTTTCAACTCGAAAATGATGTTCAGATTATTTGTGGTGAGGACTATCAATATATGTGCTACATCAACAAATCAGTTTATGCAACAGGATTAACACCGATGTTTGCTTTGGCTTATGGTGTCAAAGTCTTTAAGGAGCGTTCTTAAAAATTGGTGCTAACTCGCTCATTCGTGAACCAATCGTCAGCCTCTGTTCTTACCAAACCTCCCCCAGCGTCAGCCTATAAGCTGACATAAAATACTCAAAACCACGCAAATTGTCCCATAAAAGACCAAAACCATGAAAACCCCAGTACAAACGCTAATTGACAACCTGTATAATCACGAGTATCATATTGACATCTTGGGTGTCGCTCAATTCCATGGGTATTTTGAGCAGGCATTAAAGGCTGAAAAGCAGCAAATTGTTAATGCTTATTTGATAGGAATCATAAGCAGTCTTGAAATGCCAGCATCAGAGCAAGCAGAACAATACTATCAAGAAAACTTTGAATCTAATTCCTCAAATAACCAAACCCCAAACCCATGAAACCAGACCCCAAACTGATTGACTCTATGGCGATGAGATATAGGCACGATTTTGGTTTATTAGACCAAGCTCAAAAAGACTCCATTAGAGTAACTATGACTCAACTTTGGGAAGAAGTTGTGGGTCTTGGTTTTTACAAAGCCGAAAAAAACCCCCCAACCCCTAAACTTAAATCAACCATGAAACATGTAGTAAAAACTTATTTAGACGATGGTAGGATATTCAAATATGAAGTTGATTCTGCTGAAAAAGTTCGTGAACATGCATCTGCAATTGTCAAGGACGGATACAGACACAATGATGGGGAAGTATTTGAACACTACCCACCACATAGAATTCTGAAGGTAAAAAGTGAAAACATACCAACCAATTATCCTGATATAGTAGAAGGCACTTAATATGTTAATTCTCCCAATCTAAACAACAAAACTATGAGTAAGAAATTCTATAAATTGACATGGGGTGGTGGTATGGCTCAAATTTGTTGCGGCAAAGTAGAAACGCACACCATCCTATTTGAACTCCTTGAACAAGGCCAATCCGTGAAAGTTGTGCAAATTGAAAAAAACATCATAAACTCCAAACCGTAAACCAAAAGTGATGGCAAAAACTAAATCAAAGGACGATAATAGCACTATTTGTTTTGAAACATTTAAGAAGATTGGGGCTTATGAACAATCCATTTTGGAAAAAAAAGACGCAACCTGTTTTAACGGAGAGGTAAACATTCACAAGTACAAGGTTACCGTTGAGCCAATAGAAGAACCAAAAGAAGTACTTGCCGAAAGGTTACAAAAACTATGGGATGAGTGCGATAATCACCATCATTGGAATCCATTACAAGAAGCTGCCGAGGAAATTGGATATGAACTAAAGGGTTCGTTTGGTAGTCTTCGTAAAAAAAAATATCAATAATCTCTAAAATTTAAATCAATAAACTAATGAACTTTGAATCTCTTATTGAACTTGCTCTTTCAGTTGGTCGTGTAGTACTGACTTTGATTTTTATTATCTGCATCTTAACACTCATTTTTACGCAATGAAACAAACATTCCTCCTTATCAGTGCACTGCTATTGACTATTCTTTCTTGCGGTTGCCGTGAAGTAAATACCCCTAGAAAGGGTACCGAATTTGTGTTAATAGAAGGCGCTAATCCATTAATCATAGTAGAGGTGGATAGTTGTGAGTACTTATTTGGCGATTGGGGTCATGCAACAGTATTAACCCACAAAGGGAATTGCAAATTCTGTTTAGAGCGCAACAAGAAATAATTAACCTCAAATTCTTTAACTTTAACCTATAAATTATGTGGCAAAAATGTCCAATTTGCAAGGGTACTGGCGGTACGCCTGGTGCCTTTTCTAGCTCTTGCCCAACCTGTAATGGAGCAAGAATTATTTCAGAAATAACAGGCTTACCTCCTAAACATATTGAGCAGGAAAAAATAAAATGTACCGGCAATGATGGAAATGGATGCTTTTTAAATTCTTGTGGTCATAACTGCGGATGCTTAGGCATACAGCCCAAACCCTAAAACCTATGATAAAGATTAAAGTTGAAGTAGAGTTTGAAATTGATAATGAAATCTGGGGAGCAGAATCCAAAGATATTTCGGAGAAGAAATGGTTTTGGGACACAATCCTCCCAACAAGTATCATAATTCTACATAGCAATGAGTGCGGAGATACCATAAGCCAAACCTCCAAATTCGTCATTAAAGAAATAAACAAAACCCCGGACCATCAAACTAATTGAAGCTGTAAAAGAAAAAGAAATGAACACACCAGTAAGTTTTGAATTAGCCAAGTTGCTAAAAGAAAAAGAATTTGATGAAAATTGTTCTGATTACTATACTCAAACAGGCAATCTTAATTCTGATGGTTGGGGTGATATTATTTATGAACAAGGATTTGGTTCAGGAGAACCTGATAGAATGTTAAGATTTAATTACTCTGACTTTAATAAAAATCAAAAAGAAACTTGTTTTTTATGTCCAACCATTGCTGAAGTAGTAATGTGGTTGTATGAGAAACATGAATATTGGTGCTATGTCTATACAAATGGTAAGATATGGCATCCGTGTATTCAACATAAGTTTGGAGATATGGCAGTTTTATCAGGAAAAATTGGGGAATCTAACTCACCAACAGAAGCATACGAAGCTGCTATTGAATACACTTTAAATAACTTAATCTAATGTTAGAAAAAGAATTTGTACCCTACGAACCATCTTTAGCACTCAAAGAACTTGGGTTTGATGAACCTTGTTTTGGAACATATTTAAGTTCCTTTCAAAGTAATTGGAAGGTATATGAATTGATACTTGAAATGGGTATGAATGAGGAGTTTGAAGATAATAGAAATGTCTACCTTTTAGAAGGGGCTTGTTCTGCACCAACATTCTCACAAGCAATAAATTTTTTGTATATTTATAGTAATAAACAAATAGACATTGAATTAAAGGCAAGTGATAATTATGAAGAAAGAGTTAGAAAAATTAATCAAGGATGTAAAGATTTGCGGAATCTATAAAATAACAAGTCCAACTGATAGGGTTTACATAGGTCAATCTAATGATTTAATTAGAAGAAAGAAAGATTATGAAAAGTATATTAAAAATTCTAATAGACAAGTAAAACTTTTAGCTTCTATAAATAAATACACTTGGGAAAAACATTTCTTTGAAATAATTGAAGAATGTGTTTTTAATGATTTAAATATTAGAGAACGCTTTTGGCAGGAACATTATAATTCTGTTGAAAAAGGACTTAACTGTATCTATACTAAAACAAATGAAAAACCTTCTGTATTTGGGAGTGAGACAAAAGAAAAAATGAAAATTGCACAAACAGGTAGTAAAAAATCTAAAATGACAAAAGAAAAAATGTCTAAGATTAGAATAGGCTATAAATTTACAGAAGAAGCTAAATTAAAAATGTCAAATTCAAGAAAAGGAATAAAATATTCTAAAGAAACTATTGACAAAATGAAGATAGCAGCTTCTAAAAGAAATTTAAAACCTATTTCTTGTTTGTGTCCTAATAATACATATTTTGAATTTAACAGTTTTAAAGAAGCTGCATTACATATAGGAGTTAAACCACAATCAATTCAACAAGCAGTCTCTAAAAACAGACCTTGTAAAGGATGGAAAATTTTTAAATTAATTCAAATCGTAAAACAAAACAAACAATGAGTACAGTACCAACAGCAAAAGAATTTTATGATGCACATTACTCAGATGATGCGGTAGTTATAATGAGAGACTTTGCTAAACTACATGTTGAAGCAGCTTTAAAAGAGGCTAGTGAGAAATCTAAAGTTAGAAAAGATACCTATATAATGGGAAGTGGAACAACTGAAGTTGAACAAATGTTCAATTATGGTAATGGAACTTCTCATTATGTTGACCAAAATTCAATCTTAAACGCTTATCCATTAACTAACATAATATAATATGAAAAACATACGCGTATTACCAACAAACAAACCAAGTAAATTATATTTTTGGGAAGACAAATTAGTATTTGGTAGATTAGCAACTACACCAATGAACAGAAACATCTACATTACTTCCGATGAAGAAATTAAAGAAGGGGATTATGTGGGTTATCCTACACTTAATAATTGGGTTCCTGTTAAATATTTAGGAGGTGACTTAACAGGTGGTGAGAAAAAAATCATCCTAACAACCGACCCCGACTTAATCAAAGATGGTGTTCAACCCATTGATGATGAGTTTTTAGAATGGTTTGTTAAGAATCCAAGTTGTGAAAATGTTAAGGTTGAATTAATAGAAGAAATCCCTAGTGGATTTACTTTTGGTATGTTTGGAAACGATGAACCACCAACAGAGTTAGTTTACAAAATAATCATTCCAAAAGAACCTAAACAAGAATGGACTCCAACACAAGGAGAACAAGTTTGGATTAAAGTCTTTTCAAATTGGTCGAGTGGAACATATATTGGTTATGATACAACTAAACATATTCATTTAGTAAGGGAAAATGAAGAAGGTGGGGGCAATTTACTTTCAAGCAGTAAAATATTACCTTATAAGTCAATGCCAAATGAACCTAAACAAGAAACACTTGAAGAAGCTGCACACGAATATTTTAAACGCGGTCAGTTAGGCTTTGAAAAAGCATCAGATACTGAAGAGGCATTTTTAAAAGGTGCTAAATGGATGCAAGAAAGAATGTATAGTGAGGAGGAAGTAAGAAAAATGTTATTTGATTTAGGGGATGTGTTATTTAACAATTGTCAAAATGGTATTAAAGAAGGAGAACCTGAAAAATACTTTAATGTAATTATTGAACCATTTAAAAAGAAATAAGATGACACAAGGAGAAATGTTTTCTGATTTGGCACTAGAACAACAATACGATAATATGATAAAAGCATTAGATATGAAACAAGAAACACCTGAAGAAGCTGCTGAAAGATTTTATCCTATACCCAAAGGAGGTTCAATATGGAATCCATCAGAAGATGATTGTATTAAAGCAAATAAACAAGAAGGATTTATTGAAGGTACTAAATGGCAAGCAGAAAGAATGTATAGTAAGGAAGATTTAAAAGAAGCTTTTGAAGCGGGTCATAAAAAAGGATTTAGTGGTTATCCAAATACAGAGAATTGGAAAGAATTACCTTTTGAAAAATGGTTTGAACAATTTAAAAAGAAATAAGATATGAATAACAATTTAGAATTTGAAAATGAAGACCCATCTCCTGATAGTATAGAAGACAATCATCCAAGAACTAATTATGGAGAAGGTTATGGTGGTAAAGAAACACTTGAAGAAGTTGCCCATGAAATGCTTGTTGATTATGGAATTAAGTCAATAGGTCAAAGTATAGGAGTTTCAACAGTTAAAAAACTTATGGTGGATATGGCTAAATGGCAAGCAGAAAGAAGGTATAGTGAGGAAGAAGTGTTAAACATTTTACAAGAGTTTAAAAGGTATTTATCTTTTGGAGATGAAATTTCACAAGCAGAATGGTTTGAACAATTTAAAAAGAAGTAAAAAAAAGGTTCTATAGTTAAATGGATATAACTACAGATTTCTAATCTGTCATTCTTGGTTCGACTCCAGGTAGAACTACAAACATTTAAATAAAAATTAAGTTATGTCAATTAAAAAAGATTCAGTACAAGAACAAGCATTAAGTATTATAGAAAATTATAAAAAATGTAGTGTTGGTATTTCAATGGGTGTAGGTAAAACTAGAATTGGAATAAAACATTTAATAAAAAACTATCATGTTTTTATAAAGGTTTTAGTGGTAATACCAAAACTTTCAATAAAAGATTCTTGGCATACAGAATTAAAAAAAATGGAAGTTGAATTTTTACAAGATCATATAACTTTTACCACTTATCTTTCTTTAAATAAAAAAGATCCAAATGATTATGATATAGTATATTTAGATGAATGCCATAATATTCTACCACATCATGAAAACTTTCTTAATAACTATAATCAAAAGCTACTTGGTTTAAGCGGAACATTACCGGTTTTTCAAAATAGTGAAAAGTATAAGCTAATTCAAAAACATTGTCCAACTGTATTTAAATTTTCAGTTGATGAAGCTACAGAGCAAAAAATACTAAATGATTATCGGATTGTAGTACATAAACTTAATTTAAATAAGTTAAAAACACTTAAGAAAAAAACAAAAGCTGGTAAATTTTGGTACACATCTGAATATAACGATTATACTAGATTATCAAATCTTTTAGAAGAAGCTGAAACTCCCAAACAAAAACAATTTTATTCTATTTTTAGAATGCGAGCTTTAATGAGTTATCCAACTAAAGAAGAATATTTGGTTAGTATATTAAATGATATAAACGATAAATGTATTATATTTGCTAATACTCAAGAGCAAGCAGATAGAATTTGTAAACACAGTTATCACTCAAATAATGATAATTCTGAAGAAAATTTAAGACTGTTTAAAGAAGGTACAATAAAAAAATTGTCTTGTATAGCACAACTAAATGAAGGTGTATCAATACCAGAACTTAAAGTGGGAATTATAATGCATTCTTATGGTAATGAAAGAAAATCTACACAAAGAATTGGAAGACTTTTAAGATTAAATCCTGATCAAATATCTGTTTGCCATATACTTTGTTATAAAGATTCAGTTGATGAGATATGGGTTGATAAAGCACTTGAAGGTTTAGATAAATCAAAAATAGAATACTTAACTTATTAATATGATACGCGATTTAAATGACCTTGATTACATAAAAAGAAAAACAGTTGAAGAATGTTGTGAATTATCACATGCTTTGATGCAAAGTATAAATAAACCTAAACTAGATAATTGTAAACAAATTGAAGATGAAATAGCAGATTTACTAATGTGGTTAAAACAATTAACTGCATACTATAATAATGATTATATTGTTAATAGAATAATAGAAAAAAAACAAATTTATTTTAAAGATGAAAAAATTAAATCCGATAATATCTGATCCGGGTGATGAACAAGATGGTTCTCACATTATAGCTCAAAGCGACAATATTTATCTTCAAATTAGTGCTAAAAATGGAAACTTTGATTTTCCAATTGGGACTAATAAAATTAGATTTGAAAATTTTATGCGTTCTGTACCAGATGGTGTAAAATTAGATGTTTATATTTCTTATAGTACAAATAAAGCAAGTAACGCACAATTAGCAAGAATACATGCTATGTGCAGAGAATTAGCAAATTCAATAGGTTACACTTTTGATGAAATTAAGAAATTAATAAAAGACAGATCAGGTCTTTATTACATTAATAACAATAAACGTTATTATAGATCTTTTGCAGATTGTGACAAAATGGAACTAAACATGGCAATTCAGTCTTGTATTGAAATTGGAGATTTCAATAATATAAACTTAAGATAAATTGTTTCCCATTTTTTGATATAATTCTTTAATCTTTACTGAGTTATTATCTTTAAAAGCTTGCATTAAATCTTCAATTTCTTGATTACTTATATTAACTTTATTTTTAGTAACTAAATTTTGCTCATAAGCATGTGATCTGAGAAGCTGCTGTAAAGCAAAGAGAGTGTAAACATTAGATTCAATAGAATTTAAGTTTACACTTTCTGCTTCTTTTCTATCTGTAGATAAAAGTTTTTCAAACTTTTTAAACATATCCGGAATTGATGTTTTATCTTCAATCAAATCTGTTATAAAGTAAAGAATTATTCTTTCTAAACCAAGAATAAAACCAGTATTAACTTCTACGTTTTTAATATTTTGAGTTAAATCGTAGGATTCAGGTAGTGCGTTAATTTTATTGTCCATTTTATTTTTAATTTAAACAAATATACATATAAATACAAGATATACATGCATATAACAGAAATAAAAGAAAAGTTATCAGAATTATTTTTAAGTCATAACTGGCATTTATTAAATTTCTTTCTTAATCAGCTTGAATTTTCTATACTTATAGATTATTTAATAGAAGAAAAAAAGAATGGTTTTGTATCAACACCAAGATTTAAAGAATGTTTTAATGGCATATTAACATGTCCTCCGGATAATATAAAAGTAATTATCATTGGTCAGGATCCCTATCCACAACCAGATGTAGCTGATGGTATTGCGTTCAGTTGTAGTAAAACAATGAAGGAACAACCATCATTAAGGTATATATTTAATGAAATTGAAAAAATGTACCCGGATGGGTATAAAAGAGACCCAAACCTACAAAAGTGGACCCGACAGGGTATAATTATGTATAATACGGCACTTACTTGTAGAGTTAATGAAATTGGTAGTCACTATCATATATGGAAAGGATTCACGTCATTTTTTTTAAACCATATCAATAATAATCATAAAGATTGTATAGCAGTTCTTTTAGGCAAAAAAGCCGAAGAATGGTCTAATACTTTATATAATTTAGATATAATAAAAGTGTCACATCCAGCTTCAGCTGCATATTCAAAAGGTACTTGGAATAGTAATAATCTTTTTATTGATATAAATAAAAAGCTGGAAAAACTTGGGAAAACCCCTATAGATTGGTAAATTTGTTTTTATGTGGGAACTACTCCAAAAAATTTTAGAGAATAAAATATCACCAGATGCATGTTTATTTTTATTCTCTGTTAGAGAAAGCGTTAACTGTCCTTATGTTAATGCAAATAAATGTATAGAACAACTTGTCTATGCTGAGTTTATAGTATATACAAAAGATAGTAATGTTGCTAGCAATAAGCAACTAACAATAACAGATAAAGGAATGAACTTTATCTATATGTTAGACAACTTCTTTATAAAAGCTAAAGCAAGAACAAATACCCAGATTATGGGTAAAGATTTTTTGGAAAATATAGAAAAGTATAGATGTATTTTTCCTAAAGCAAAATTACCAAGTGGTATGCCGGCTAGAAATAATACTAAAGCATTGTCTGAATCTTTCAGATGGTTTTTTGCTACTTTTGATTATACATGGGAAGAAGTACATAAAGCAACAGAAATGTATGTAAAAGAATATGCAAGTAATAATTACTTGTATATGATGACAAGTCAATACTTTATTTCTAAACAAGACAAACATAAAGTAAAAAAATCAACATTGGCCGATTATTGTGATTTAACTAGAGATGGTGTTGATACTACTAATCAAAGTTTCTTTAAAGAAAAAGTAGTATGAGTGAAAAACTATGGGATGGTCAACACGCATCTTTCAATGAAGCATTAAAATATATTAAGAATAGACAAGCCGGAAATGACAAATCTATCCATACTCCCTGGCCAAAATTTAATGATGCAACAGTTGATGGTTTAGAATGGAATAGCCTTACAGTTATTGCCGCAAGACCCGGTTCAGGTAAAACTTTAATTAAAGACCAAATCATAAGAGAATCTTTTGCTCTTAATCCAAATGATGATTACAGAGTATTAGAGTTTCAGTTTGAGATGGTTGGCAGAAATTCCGCAATTAGAGAATTTACTTCTATAACCGGTAAATCATATAAAGAATTAACCAGTGCTTCAGGTTCAAGAGTTTTAGACAGCACTATAAATCAATGCTATGAATACGCTAAAAAGAGAGTAAAGTATCCTATTGATGTAATAGGAACACCGCTTACAGTAAATCAAATGCGTGATCAAATTGATTTATATATGAATTACCATAAAGGTAAAAAAACAATAATAACACTTGATCATACATTACTTGTCAAAAAAGCTCCTTACCAAAAAGATAGACTAGATACTTTATTTGAACTTGGTGAATTTTTTACTCAATGTAAAAGAGATTATCCCTGTTTATTTATAACTTTATCTCAATTAAATAGAAATGTAGAGGACCCAGAAAGAGCAATAGATGGTAAATATGGTAATTATATTACAGAACAAGACATATTTGGATCAGATGCTATGCTGCAACATGCAGATAATTTAATTGGCATAAACAGACCGGCGCATAGAAAAATTAGATTTTATGGTCCGGACCGATATGTAATTGAAGATGACAGTGTTTTAGTATTTCATTTTTTAAAAGCTAGAAATGGAGATACTAGAATAAGTTTCTTTAAAGGTTTATTTAGTACAATGGAGATTATAGAAATACCAACACCTCAAACACAATCAAGATGATTAATACAAAAAGTAAAGAAAATCAAATTACATCTGACGAAAGAAGATTGAAAGTCTTAGAATTAAGACAAGAACATCAACCTTATTTTGACGCAGAACATATTAGTGATGCTATATTTATACCCAAAATGGCATACAGACCTCCAGGTAAAGATGAACTACACATTAGTTTCTTTGCCAGTGAGTTACAAAAAACACAAGATATTTATACTGAATTTGTAAGTAGCGCTTATGAATGTGAAGACCCAAAAAGAACTCTATATTTGTTTAGACACAATCCCTTTTGGTCAGATGAATATGAGCTAATTGTATCTAACGCTGGTTTTCAAAGATACTTAGTACCTGTAAGTGAGTTAAAAATAATTAATGATATTACAAACAGAGGTAAAAAAAAGAATCAAAGTAAAGTTTCCGATAATGAAATTGAAAACCCAGAATGGAAATATTCTAATATTGGCATAGTAGATGCTTTAGATAGAATTACTGGAGTTTTAACTGAAATCAAAGAATTAATTAAAAAAAAGTAAAAAAATAAACATGGCACATAGTATATTAGTGATCGCAGAATCTGGTTCTGGTAAATCAACATCCATCAGGAATTTAGATCCAAAAGAAACAGTAATTGTTAATATTGCAAATAAACCTTTACCATTTAAAGGTTGGAAGAGTAAATATAAAACGTTAAACAAAGAAAATCCAGATGGAAATTTAGTAAATGTATCTTCAGGGCCCGGTGTTATGAAAACAATGGCCCACGTAAATGAAAAAATGCCACATATCAAAAATTTAATTATTGATGACTGGCAGTATATGTCAAGCTTTGAGTACTTTGATAAAGCGTCTGAAAAGGGATATGATAAATTTACATCTATTGCAGCTAATCTAGCTGCAGTAGCAAAATATCCTAAAGACTTGAGAGAGGACTTATATATATTTTTTCTGACCCATTCTGAAGATAGCACGGATATTAATGGTAAAAGAAAAATTAAAGCTAAAACAGTGGGTAAAATGATTGATAATGCTCTTACATTAGAGGGTCTATTCTCAATTGTATTATTCGGTAAAGTAATTAAACAAGAAGATGGTAGTTTATCATACGTGTTTGCAACCAAAACAGATGGTGAAACAACATGTAAAACACCAATGGAAATGTTTGATCAGGAATTTATTCCTAATGATTTGGCATTTGTAAAAGAATGCATTAAAAAATATGAAAATTAACCTTTAAACCAAAAAAAATGCTAAGTACAAAAAATGTTTCATCAAATCGTGTAAGTCCAGTTCTTTCACCTGGTAACTGTAAAATCAAAATTAACAGTCTATCTTTTGAGGCAACTCCTTATGACAAAAACTCATTCAATATTGTTTTGAATGTTGAAAGTGAGCCTATAAACGGCGAATTTCAAGGATTTCTAATAGATGCCGCAAATCCAAATGGTCCTCGTTACAAAGGCCAAGTTGGAAAAGTAAGGATGACACCTTATCCGTTTAAGGATGCTGTTCTAGATAACGGTAGAAAAATCAATAAAGATCAAGAAATTTTGAAATCTATTGCTTTTCTTGCAGATGTAACCGGTAAGAGAAATGAAGTGGATGATATCAATGTTGATACAATTGATGCCTTTATGGACAAGTGTAAAACCATTTTTAAAAACACGGAGTACATTAATGCTTGTATTGGTGGTAGAGAATGGGAAAACACCGAAGGCTATATCAATGTAGATTTGCATTTGCCCCGCATTTCTAAAAATGGTGTACCAATGGAAAGTCTTAATTCTGAATCTAGCAGATTAATTACATTCAACTATGATGAACATGTAAGGAAATTTGTGAAAAAAGAAGCTAATCGAGTTGATACTTTTGAAGCACCAGTAAATTCTGGAGATGATTTTGAACTCTAGTTTTTAATATTTAAAAATGTAAAAGAGCAGGTTAATAGCCTGCTCTTTTTAATTTTATGTATAGTACAAAAAACATTATTTTTGAAATAAATCAAGTACCAAGTTACTGGGCTTTTAAATATTATTTAAATTTAGAGGAAGATCTTAAAGGTCAATCTGTAAAACTTAAATCTATTTGGAATCCTTTAGAAAAAACACCAAGTTTTTGCATTTATGTAAATAAAAAAGAAAACCAATACTATTTTAAAGACTTTTCATCCGGAAAATATGGTGACAAGATTACACTGGTCATGGAAATGTTTGATATTGATTATTCAAATGCCTGTAATAAAATTGTAAATGATTACAATAGTTTTGGTAAAAACAATACTATTACAAACTATGAATTAAATTTTGACTCTAAATGGCAAGTAACAAATATAAAGTTTAGAGATTGGAATACAAATGATGCAAAATATTGGCTTTCTTACAGAATTGGAAAAACTTTACTCGAAAAATATAATGTAAAACCAGTATTGGATTTTGAAATTTGTAGAGATACAAATACTAAAATAAACATCCAAACTGAATATATTTATGCTTATTGCGATAGTTCTAATGAGGCATACAAGATATATCAGCCGTTTAAGAAAAATAAATTTCTGAAGATTAAACCTTACATACAAGGTTTAGATCAACTAGACTATAATCATCCTTACTTAGTCATTTGCTCTTCGCTAAAAGATGCAATGTGTCTCAGAAGTTTTGGTTATAATTTAGATGTTATAGCGCCGGACAGTGAAAATACACTAATTAAAGCCTATATAATTGAAAATTTAATGATTAAGTACAAAAAAATTATAACTCTTTTTGATAATGATAAAGCAGGTTTAAATGCTATTCAAAAATATAGAGATGTTTATAATATTGATGGTACTTTTCTTGAAATGAGTAAGGATATATCAGATTCTTTAAAAGAATTTGGTTATGACAAAACAAAAACTATATTAACAACAACTTTAAAAACCATATTGAAAAAAGAATGAAATTTTTTATACCAGGTAACGTACCTTCTTCTAAAAATGGAAGGCGTTGGACAGGTAAATATTTTATTGCAAGTAAAACAGTTGTCAATTACAGAAAATATTCAAAAAAATATTATTTGGAATATGCTGAAAAGTTTAAGGCTGAATTGGCAAAACATGATTTACCTATAGAAATAGGACTAACCTTTATTAGAGGCACCAGACATAAATTTGATTATATCAATCCTGCTCAAACTGTGCAAGATGATATGGTTACTTATGGTTGGATTCCTGATGATAACGCTGATTTAATTAAACCTGTATTTTTTGATTATCAGTATAATAAAACAAAACCGGGTGTAATAATTGAAATAAATCCTAAAAAAAAACCTAAAGTAAAATGAATGATAGTTTAGATTACCAAACGCTTTTAACATTAACTACAATGCTTAACGCGGATAATGATGATTTTTCAATTGCAGTATCAAATATAGAAAATCTAAAAGTATCTCGTGTTTTTTGTGAATTACTTTATAAAAATATTAACTCTATTCCAAAAAAAGTAGAATTTAGAGAACATTTCAATCTTGATAAAGAAGGTTTAGATTTAAATAATCTTAATTCAAAAATAAAATTAAAAAATCTGGGTTCTACAAATCCTAATTTACTAAAATATTTTAAATATACGGTTATTAATATTTATGATAAACAATTGAAATATCAAAATAACAAATAATATTAAAATTTATGAGTAATAACCTCAATAAAATTTCTGATAGAATATCAAAAATATCAAAAAATTTAATATTCACAGAGCCCTTTTATGGTTTATTTTTAATTGGATTAAACAAAACATATAGGGAAGATATACCAACTGCAGGTGTTAGTAAAAATGGAATAGGTGTACAACTTTCAATAAATCCAACATTTGTTAATGGTTTATCTGATGACCATACGCATGGTTTATTAAAACATGAGTTACTGCATATTGCATTTGGACATCTTATATTAAGAGATTCATTTAATGATAAAGATCTTTTTAATATTGCCGCAGATTTAGAAATAAATCAATATATTGATGAAAGTTATTTACCAACTGGTGGTTTAACTTTAAGTACATTCTCGGATTTAAAATTACCTGTAAAAGCCGGTACAAAAATTTACTACGATCTCCTTCAGCAAGCAAAACAAGATGGAACATCAGAGACTTTAAATAATATTTTAAGTCAGATGGAAGGTGATAGTATGTATAGTCATAAAACTTGGGATGAGTTTGAAAATTTATCTGATTCTGAAAAGAAACTAATAAAAAAGCAAATTGATCACCAGTTAAAAGAAACTTCAGACAATATACTTAAAAAACAAGGTATAATTCCTGGAGAACTATCGGAAATTATAGATAAGATTAATACAATTGATCCACCAAAATTTGATTGGCGTGGGTATCTCAGGAGATTTGTTGGTAAGTCTGTTATTGTATATACGAAAAAATTAAAAAGAAAATTTAACAAACGTTATATTGAAAATCCAGGCTTAAAAATTAAACATAAAAACAATATTTTAGTTGGAATAGATACTTCTGGATCTGTAAGTACAGATGAATTAAAAGAATTTACAAAAGAATTGGTTCATATGCATAAAACAGGTCATGTTATTACAGTTGCTCAGTGTGATACAAATCTAAATTCTGTAGAAGTTTTTAATCCAAAAAAAGATTTAACTATAAAAGGTCGTGGTGGAACAAGTTTTCAACCTGTAATTGATCACTTTAACAGTAATAAATCTAAATATACAGCTCTTATATATTTGACAGATGGTGAATGTAGTGCACCTGTAAATTGTCCAAATAATACATTATGGGTACTAAGTAGTATTTCAACAATTACTTATGATCTACCAGGTAAAACAATTAAACTAAACTAAACAAAAAAAATGGCACAAGTAAATCTAAACATTGATGAACTAAAAAATTTTGTCAATCATATTATTGAAAATAATAGATTTTTGCAATCTAATAAAAAACCTTCTGTTGCTATTGAAGTAATGGGTGAATCGGGTATTGGCAAAACATCTACTATTGTTGAAATAGCAGCTGAAAAGCAACTGAATTTTGTTAAGCTAAATCTTGCTCAAATTGAGGAACTTGGTGACTTGGTTGGTTTTCCGGTAAGGCAGTTTCAAATGTATATAGAAAAACAAGTACAAGCTGATGACAATACAGTTAACTTTACCTCGGCCCAAAAATCTGCTGCAGCAAATAATATAAGTCAACTTAATTCACCTACAGTAGTAAAAAAAGTGGGTGTTTGGGTTGATGAACTTGCCGTAACTGAATATCTTAAAAATGGATATAAAATGACCGGTAAGAACAGAATGTCATATTGTGCACCGGAATGGATTGCTGATAAAAAAGAAGGTGGTATTTTACTTCTTGATGACTGGAACCGTGCGGATATAAGATTTATTCAAGCTGTAATGGAATTGATAGATAGGCAAACTTATATTTCATGGTCTCTACCTAAAGATTGGCATATCATTTTGACATCTAATCCGGATAACGGGGATTACATGGTAAATTCCATCGATAATGCACAAAAGACACGCTACATTACAGCAAACTTAAAGTTTGATATAAATGTATGGGCACGTTGGGCTGAAGATGCAGGTATTGATTCACGTTGTATTAACTTTTTGCTTTTGCATCCGGAGTTAGTTACTACAGAAACAAATGCTAGATCTATTACTACATTTTTTAATTCAATTTCAAGTATTGAATCTTTTGATGATAATCTTTCTCTTATTCAAATGATAGGTGAAGGTTCAGTCGGAGATACTTTTGCAAGCATGTTTACTATATTTATTAATAATAAATTGGACAAACTTGTTTCACCTAAAGATTTATTACTTAATGAAAATGAAAGTTATATTTTAGGAGCTCTTTCTGGTTGTATTGGAAAAAATACTACTTATAGAGCAGATATTGCTTCTACTTTAGCTACAAGATTGTGTAATTACGCACTTGTTTATGCAAAAGAAAATGTTGTTACACAAAAGATAATTGACCGTTTGATTGCATTATCTACTAAAGATTATTTTACAAATGATTTGAAATATCTAATTGTAAGAACAATCTTTAACGGTAACAAACAGAAATTTAATAAAATGATGATGGATTCTGAGATTATGAAAATGACAATGATTTAAACTATGAGCTTAACTAAAAACGATGAAGGATTTAATCTTAATGCTTTAGCCCATTTTAATTTAGAAGGTGCCTCCTATATGGAGGTGCCTTCTAATACAATGGATACAAGTGAGCCTTATATAATTTTAAATGAATACGACTATGATCGTATTTATAATATTTTAAGTAAAGACAAAATAACTAATGGAATGTCAAACTTAAAATCTGGTTATTTATTAAATAGATGCCCTGTTTCATTAGATAGAGTAAAACATGAAATTAAAAATAAAAAACTCAAACTGTCAAATAATCATTTGACCTCTGATTTTATCATCACACATGATAATTTAGAATTTGAGTTTCATGGTAAAACTATACCTAATATAACATCATTATTTATAAAAGGTAATGCATTTTCTGCTTTTTCTTATAAGTATAATAATAAAGCTAAAAGTTTACTTTGTTCTAAGCACGATTGGGTTGTTAGAAAAGCAAACAATTTTGGTTATACTAAAACCTGGTATGCCCAAGTGTTTCTTGTTAAAAGTAAAGCAATAGAAATTGCATACCTTATTGATACTAATGTTGTACAAGATGTTTTAAATATTAATTCAATTTTAAATAACTCAACTAATCTAGTAGCTTTAGATGAAAAACTTTTGGATCTTTTAAAAGGTATGATTTCTAGTTCTAACACAGATGATTTAGAAATTGCCGGTAAAATAATTCCTACAATTGATCAATCTAAAAATTATCATTTTTTATGGGCGCTTTACAGAACTTGTGATACTGATATAAGATATAAATTTACTAGAAACAAAGATGTACAATTTTGGATTGATAATAATAAATATGACTATAAGCATTTGTATCCTGGAGAATTTATAGAAGAATTAAAAAAAAATAATGATTTAAACTCTGAAGCTTTTATTTACTTGGAAAAAGTTGCCAGGAAAGAAATACGCATTACAAATCGTGAGATTTACAATTTTACAGTTTCAATTAAACCTGAATATTTAAATTTATGAAAAACAAAATAAAAATTTTAAAATTTTATTCAACCGCTATTAGTTCTACACTGGGAACGCTTTCATTGCGTATTTTGAATGAAACTGATCCTTATACTTATGCTATTTTAAATAAAGGTTATTCATTAGATGAGGCTTTAGATATCAAAACCTTGGATATTACAAATTCAGATATAAAAGATGCTGTAATTTATAGAACTTCTGATATTAAATTACCTAGAGATAAAGTAGAAATACTTAAAAAAGATTATAATTTATCAGTAACACGAGATCTTAATAAATCTAAATATGTTATTATATCTCCAGATACAGTTTCTAAATTATTTACAGGTGTTCATTGCAGTTGGCTTACATTATCTGAATTTATAAAAAATTTAGATAAATTTAAAAAATCTAAGTATCGTTTAAATGAAACTTTTGACGAGGTAATTAATTTTTTAAATGAGCAAAGTAAAAATTCACAATTTGAAATTGGTGTATCATTTAAAGTACATTTTAGTAATCAAACGACTGAAAACATATCTGAGTTACTAAATTTAGAAAAAACTGAATATTTTAGAACACACATTTTTAAATTAAGTGATTATGACACGTATAATGATTTAATAAATTGTAATAAGTTATTATTAGATAAAGATCTTATAAAATTTGCAAATGAAAGTGCTATAACTTTAACAGAAGATAATTATAATTATTTTAATGATTTATTGGAAAATAATAATGTATCAATTCCAGATACAAATATGATATTATCAGTTTTAGCTAATTGTAATTATGAAAAATCTTTTGATATAGTTGCTGCTTTATTATGGTCACACAGTAATCATTTTAAACTTAATTCTGATATCTGGAATAGTATAAATGTAAAAACTTTAAGAGCTCATTTTTCTAAATATGTAAGAGCGAATGAGTATTCTCGGTTAACTATGTTTTCAAATTTCTTACAAGCGCTAAGTGAAGATAAGAAACTAACAGAATTTGCTTTTAAAATCACATCTGAAAAAGTATTGAGGTTTATGCAAAAGTCTGTAGGTTTTGATGAATCAGTTTTTGAATTTACAATTGAAAATGTAAAGTTAAAGTCTAATATTAAAAATGAATTAATCAATAGAATCCCATGACCAACGAAGAAAAAGAATTTTACGCAAATCCATTTAAGTTTAGTTATTCATCCTTAAATAAACTTTTATTTTGTCCTTCTTTATTTTATAAGGACTATATACTTAAACAAAAACAAGAGAGATTAGACAAGCATTTAATTGAAGGTAAAGTCTTGCACTGTTTATTGTTTGAACCGGAAAATTTAAATAAAAAATTTAAAGTTATTCCGGGTAAATTACCCACTGATAATGTACGAAAAATCATGCAAAAACTGGCAAATTCATTGTTAATGCAGCATGAGAGCAACGAGATTGACCTTATGGATAAAGAACTTGAAGAGCCAATATTAAGGATATTAAAAGAAGAAAATTTATATCAATCGCTTAATGAAGATTCTGCAAGATTATCTAAAATTCAATCTAAAGAAAATTTAGAATACTGGAAATTTATTAATAATCCTAAAGTAGATGTATTAGATCAAGAAACACTAACTAAATGTCAAGAACAAGTTGAACTTATAAAGAGTAATGAGGAAATTAAAAGTCTGATAGGCGAAGCACAAACAGATTTCCCTTTAGATTCTATAGAAACATTTAAGGAAAAATATTTAGAATGTGATTTAAAACATGTTAATTTTGGTTTAAAAGGTTATGTTGATTTTTACAAAATTGATGATAGTACAAAAACAGTTACAATTTTAGATTTAAAAACTACAAGTAAAACAATTGATGATTTTCCAGAATCCGTAAATTATTATAACTATGGACTCCAGGCCGCAATATATAATAAGTTAGTATATGAAAATTTACCTAAAGAAAAGCAAAATTATAAAGTCATATTTATATTTGTAGTTATCGATAAGTATAATCAAATATATCCATTTGAAGTTGATCATTCTACACTTAACGTCACTTGGACAGATAATCTAAATAATATAATTAAAAATGTTGCATCATATCATTACGATAATAATAATTATACTTTACCTTACAAATACTTAATAAGTAAAGTTAAATTATAATATGAACATTATATATACATCTTATTTTCAAAAAAGTAAAGTTTTTCTTTATCCTTTATTAAAGTTTAAGAAAAGCATTGAGTTTGTTCCGGCAGATACATTTATCTGCTGGGACGAATTCATACAAATTTCAGATTATAAGTTTATATGTGTATATAAATGTGAAATGACTTTAGATTTTAAAAACTTTGAAACAAAGTATTTGAAAAACCATAATTTATTAGAATCTTATTATAATTTAGTTGATAAGCAAGTCTATATTTTTAACTTTAAAAGTTATAGATATGATTTTAATCAATTTGTCAATGGTCATTATTCTAAAATGTCTATGAAATCCAAAGAAATAATTTTAAATTATTTTGCAGACTATGGTAAAATTTCAGAGTATATTAAAAGTTTTTTAGATCCAGGTAACTATCATGAAATGTATGCAGAAAACTTAGGAGTTGATATTAAGCTAATTAGAGAGGTACATGAAATCTGCAGTAAGCCTGATTTTGAAAAAGAATGTTTTAAAGAAAAAATTTTACAAGAAAAAGAAATTAAACTATAATATTTCTATATATTTGTAAAAAAAACACACACAATGAAAGAAAAAGCCACATTTGGAAAAAATATGATGCTTATTAGTACAGCATTTAGGGGTTTAAACTCTTTTAGTTTAATTCCCTTAACTTTGGATTGTCCTTATGTTGAAGCAATGTATGATCCATCATCAGGTGTTCTAGCTGTAATAAGTAAAGTAAAAAAAGAAGCTTTACATATGGTTCCTAGATTAGATGATGAAGGACAGCCAATGAAATTAAAGTTTCCAAATTCAGAAACCGGCAAAGTTGTTAAAGAGCAAAGATTACAAATTGAAACTTTTTCTGAAATTTATATTAAAGAAAAAGATGAAATTGTACAGTTTGTATATTTGTTTGCTGTGAACAGTGAAGATTTTGATATTTCACGTTACTTTGTAGATGTAAATGAAACTAAATTAAAGAGCAACCTAGAAATTTAGTTATGAACTTGATAACCACTCATCCGGTTAAAAAGTCTGATTTAGGTTTTCATGCAAATTTATTCGGCGGCAAGTTGCTAGCTTGGCTAGACTCTGCCGCCGCTGCATTTGCTATGGAAATATGTAATACACCTAGAATGGTAACCGTAATGATTGACAAATGCATTTTTAAAAGATCTGCAAAAGAAGGTCAATTAATTAAAATTTATGGAGATGTAAAAGAAGTTGGAAATACAAGTATGACTTTTTATATGGAAGCTAGGGCTCATAATATATATTCTGGTGCGCAAACTGTAATATTATCAACAAATATTAAGTTTGTACGAATTGATGAAAATGGTGATCCAATTCCAATAGATAGTCACATAAAAGAAATATATAAAAAGTAATGGATGAATCATTGGGTAATGGACTACGAAACGCTGAAAAACTGTTTTGTTGCAGTTTTTGAGCACTATAAAAATTCTGAAAGAAAAGTTTTTGTTGTTCATGATCTCAGAAATGAATTTGAAAACTTTGTTAATTTTATAATAAAGAATAAAGAAAATAAAGAATGGCATATATCATATAATGGTCTGGCCTTTGACAGCCAAATCACACATTATATTTTAGATAATTATAAGCTATGGCAAAATTTAACCGGTTGCGAAATAGCTGAAATAATTCATCTTTATGCTGCAAAATGCATTAATAAAAACGACAACAAAGAGTTTCAAGATTATGCACCCTTTAAAATGAAAATAGGTCAAATTGACCTATTTAAAATGAATCACTGGGATAATCCTCAAAAACTATCTAGTTTAAAATGGATACAGTATAGTATGGATTGGGATAATATTTTAGAAATGCCCATTCACCATGAAACTATAATTACAACTGAAACAGAAATAAATACAATTATTGATTATTGTGCAAATGACGTTTTATCAACTAAAGAAATTTACAACCAATCTCAATCTCAAATAAAATTAAGAAAAGATTTAAGTAAAAAATATGATGTTAACTTATTTAGCGCATCAGAGCCTAGAATAAGTAAAGAAATTTTTTTATACTACTTATCTCAAAAACTAAATATTCCTAAAAAGGATATTAAAAAGATGCGTAGTTATAGAACTACTATCAAACTATCAGATTTAATTTTAAACTATATACAATTTGAGTCAAAAGAGTTTAAGTCCCTTTTAGATAAATTTAAAACAATAGAAGTAAAGGCTGATAATCTAAAAGGCAGTTTTAAATATTCAATGAAATACAAAAATGTAACCACTCATTTTGGCTTAGGTGGTGTACATGCTGCAAATAAATCAGGTGTATATAAATCAGATAAAGATTATGTAATTATAACGTCTGATGTAATAAGCTTTTATCCTAATTTAGCAATTAAGAATTCTTGGGCTCCAGGGCACTTTCCTACAAAAGAGTTTTGTGATCAATATGAATGGTTTTTTAATGAAAGAGTTAAAATTCCAAAAAAGGATATTATGAACTATGTTTTCAAAATCGTTCTAAATTCTACATTTGGTTTAAGTAATGAAAAAGACAGTTTCTTTTATGATCCGGAGTTTACTATGAAAGTAACAGTTAACGGGCAGCTTAATCTTATGATGCTCTATGAAATGATTATGGAAAATATTCCTGAGGCACAAGCATTAATGCAAAATACAGATGGTATAGAAACTAAAATTCCTAGAATATATTATGAAAAATATATGGAAATATGTCATAAATGGGAACAAATAACGAATCTTAAATTAGAACATAATGAATATCAAACACTTATTTTGAGTGATGTAAATAATTATATTGCTTTAAATAATTACAAAGAGATTGATTTATATGAATGGGGAAAACTAAAAAAAGAATTTCCGCATTATTTATTTAAAGTTGAAGACTCTAAATATATGTATGCTCCTTGTAAATTAACAGGTAGGTTTGATTTTCATAACTTAGCGCTCCATAAAAACAAATCAACACTAATTGTACGTAAAGCTATATACTATTATTTTATACATAATATTTTACCTAATGATTACTTGGAAAGTAATAAAAATATTTTGGACTACTGTATAGGAAAAAAGTCTAAAGGACAGTGGAAACAAGTTGCACGATTTGTAAAAGATAACTCTTATTTTGAAAAAGAAATTCAAAAGATTAATAGATATTATATTTCTAAAAGTGACCACCTAGAATCTTGTAAAATAACCAAGATAAATAAAGAAGATGGTAGAGAAATACAATTAGAAGCCGGTCAATGGATGCAAGTACTATTTAACAAAATAGAAATTAAACCAAAATGGGATTTATATAAAATAAATCAAAACTATTATTTTCAGTTAATTGAATCAGAAATAGAAAATATAATTAATTACAAATCACAACAACTTAAACTATTTTAATATGGATTATTTTGAATTAGAATGTGCTGTAGAAGAATGGGCCTCTGAAAAAGGGATCTTATCAAAGGCTACACCTATGGCTCAAGCTCTCAAAACTTTGGAAGAAACCACAGAGTTTTGTAGAGCAGTAAACACAAATGACCGTGATGAAATCATTGATTCAATGGGCGATATCATGGTTACTTTAATTATCCAGGCTAAAATGCAAAATCTTAAATTAGAAGATTGCCTTGAGTCTGCTTATAATGTAATAAGTAAACGTACCGGTAAAATGGTAAATGGCCAATTTGTAAAAGATAAATAATGAATGATTTTTTAAAACATGATCTTAAACAGGCTATTTATTTAATAATTTATTTGCTTGTAATGTTTTCTTTATCTTTTCTAGTATCAATTTAATGATTGAGAATAGACAAATTGTATATAATTCACTTACTTGCTCAATATGTTCTACAACCATTGTTAGTTATCATCGTCATGATTACAAAACTTGTGGTTGTAGTAACATGGCAAGTATTGATGGTGGTACAACGTATTTGCGCTACGGCGCTTTAGACTTAAAATTAATTAAGCCCTTTGTAGTATATGCAGATGAACCTTTTGAAAAGGTAAGGCTGTATGCTACACGTGGCTCAAGAGGTAAGAATGGCAAAGAACCACTTACCTGGTTAACACTTGCTGAAATGACTGATGAACATCTTAAATCTGTTTTGGCATATGGTGGTGATGAATGGCACTTAAAACTTATTGATAAAGAACTTCAATACAGACATGAAAACAACATATCCATTAAGGACCCTGAAACCTGAGTTTGTAAAAACAGCTCTTGTAATGAGTAATATTTATATTGACGACTTGACAACTGTAGCAACTATTCAAGATGTTTTTGCAAAGCTGCATGAAAAAGGAATGGATTTTTCTTTAGATGACGCTATAGAAATTAAGCATAAAAATCATACAGAAGAAAAAAAAACTCCTGAACATGAAGCAAAATTAAATGAATTAAAATCAACATATCGAGTTTTGAGTGAGTGTTATGTGCCTGGAAGCACAAATAAAGTAAATAAACTAATTTCAGAACAAATGGATAAAATTTTAACTGAAATTAAAACGGTTATAAACAATGAAAAACAAGTTAAAATTAATAGGGATTAGCGGCAAAATAGGTTCTGGTAAAGACACTATTTATAATATCATTAAAGAAACTTATACATTACCTAATGGTAAGGTTTGGCAAAATATGAAATTTGCCGGTAAATTAAAAGCAGTTGCTAGTTTACTTACTGGAATTCCCATAGAAAAGTTTGAAGATCAAGAATTTAAAAAAACAATTCTTGGATCTGAATGGGGTAAGCCTAATAAACAAAATCCCCTCAGTGCAATTGAACCTTTTAAAGATATTACAGTTATTGAGATGATGTCTGTAAGAGATTTATTACAAAAACTTGGAACAGAAGCTATGCGAAATGGTCTTCATGAAAATGTTTGGGTAAATGCTCTCTTTTCAGATTATACAAAAGATCAGTATTGGATTATTACAGATGTTAGATTTCCAAATGAGTTTAAAGCAATCAAAGAAAAAGGTGGTATTGTGATTAGGGTTAACCGCCCTAGTCATAGCAACCATATAGTTAAAGTTATTAATGATCATCCAAGTGAAACAGCTTTAGATGGATATGACTTTGATTATGTTATTGAAAATGACGGTGATTTAAAAAAATTAAAATCTAAAATTAAATCTTTACTTGAAATTTTAAATAATAATGACACAAATTAATCCTGACTTATATGATTCAGACCCTTTTGCTATGAAAAAAAGTAAATTTGGTCCTTTTAAGGACAATCGTACACTTATTGATAAAGTCAAAGACTTTGGACAATCTCTCTTATTTTGGAGAAGTAGAAAGAAAGGTATAATTCATACTCGTGATGTAGAGTGGGATGATATCCGTTATATTTTCTTTCCTAGAAGATTTTCTGAAAAGTATGGTTATTTAGGTTCTGTGCCTGATTACAATAACTATCATAAAGTTATGGTTCCATTGGTTTTAGCTATGGATTATGAGGCAAAACCTTGGTGGTGCCCACGTTGGTTTCTTAGATTCCTTCAAGTATTTGGTAACGATAATTCTATTGTAAGAGTTCGTAATAGGACACTACACAACTTACATAGAAAACTAACTAAAGGAATTACATTCACAGATTATAAAACAAAATGGTCTTGGTATGATTTAAGAATCTCAGTTGCTGCACCAAAATACATTCAAGACTTAGCAGATGCTATTGAGACTCATTATTACAGATCTGGTAAAGAAATAGATACTATTAAACAAATCAAAGCAATTGAGCCTACTTTTAATACAATAATGGATTTGGATGATTATATAGATTATTTAAAAGAATTACAAAATAAAAAATGAAAGTATGAAAACATTGGTGATGAAAAATTTAAACTAGTAAAAATATGAAACTCAACAAAAACTCAATCTCAGCAAAACTCTTCCGTTGGTTTTACGGAACAAGTGAACTTCCAACCAATTTATGTCCATACTTTTGGAAATTGGTAATGGCTTATGTATTCGTAATTCCACTATTTATTATTTCTTTTCCTTATATTATTATAGATAAAAATTCGTGTAACGAATCACTTGGTCATAGAATTGGTCTTGGTTTCGTTTGTTGGATTATTTTTTCTGCTTCAATTGTATGTCTAATTGCAGCTCTCAGTCCCATTATGTTATTTTGGTACACACCGGTTAAAGGTTCTTTTTTAAAAAGTTTAATTGAGATTGGTTTTGCTGCATGGGCCGGAGGTTTAATTATTGGTGTTTCTTCGTTTATTTATTACCTCGGAAAAAAAATAAAAGAAAGAAAAAGAAGAAATCTACCGAAAGAAGAAAAACGTTCTAATATCATTGTTGAAATGGTTAAAGCAACCTATTACAAGTACTGTCCTAAAATTGACTGGAATTAAACCAACCAAAGTATGAAAACAATAGGACAACAAATTCTTATTGAACCACGAATGAAAACAAAAATTCACGTTAACCAACACCACATAAGGTCTAACAAAACAAAGGGAACTGATTTACCTGTCATTACTGTGAAACAAGGTAGAAAAAACACATATTGTAATGAAGTTGAAATTATGGGTCCAAGTAAAATTATTTATTGTGGTTCAGGAACTGAAACAAAACCATTAATATCATGTGGCGCAAGAGTTGTAATTGAAACCGAATCTGAAATAAAAATAATAAAATGACACAAACAATAGCACAACAAATTAACTGGGATTTTAAGACCGATGGTTTTTTAGAAATCAAAGGCAAGAATGGTAAAAACATCTACTTTGAGGATCCAACTGGATTTTATGAAAAGTATAAATACGATTCTCAAGGCAATACAATTTACTATGAAAATTCAGATGGATATTGGGAAAAGCAGGAATACAATTCTGAAGGTAATCAAATATACTATGAAGATTCAAATGGTTTAATTGAAGACAACCGGCCCAAACCAATTCGTGAATTGACCCTTGAATCACTTGCTGAGGATGTCCACAAATTGAGTGAACTTATGACCCGATTTGTAAATCAAGTAAACGAATCCAACACAATCAAATAACCAATGCGTTAAAGTATGACACAGACAATAGGACAACAAATCAAATGGGACTTTGAAGTAAATGGAACTTTGGTAATTAAAGATAAAAATGGTAGACTAATCTACTTAGAGGATTCAGATGGAGATTGGGCAAAGTTTGAACGGGATACCGAAGGCAATGAAATCTACTTTGAGAATTCAAATGGTTACATCAACGACAACCGGCCCAAACCCTGTGAAAACAAAATTTATACAGAAAAAGAAGTTGAAAATCTTTTAATGACACAAAGAGAAAATTGCTATGTGTCTATACTATCAGTAACAAACGATAAAAAGTTAGCTGAATTAGCAATAAAATCTCCAGAGCCTTGTAATTGGCGTAATCAAATACAATCTGAAATACTTTAAGAACAATCTATAAATGATTAAAGTTCAAAATACTAAAACACTTGTAACTAAAGATAATAATAATAGTGCTAATTGTATTGCACCAAATATAATTTACGGTTGTTTTGGAGGTTGTGTTAATAGTTATTGCTACATGTCTAGATATAACAATAATGTTTTTGTAAATAAAAATGTTGATGATATATTTAACTCAGTAATAGAATGGGAAAAAAGTTTTACTAAAATCCCGGATCAACAAGATCCAGTTTACACTATGGTTGATATAGCATGTAATACAGATCTTGTTTTAATGCAAAAACATATGCCTGAACCTTTAATTAAATATCTTAAAAGATATGATGACCATCCTAGATTAAATAGTACAATGGCAACAAAGTATCCGTCTTTATTAAATATTGATGTAAATCATTTTAATAAAAAACCTAGAGTAAGAGTTAGTTTAATGCCTCAAATTTATTCTGATGTATTAGAGCCCAAGATGCAAAAAATATCTGAAAGAATTTTTGATATTAACAGACTTAAAAATTTAGGTTGGGAAGTGCACTGTAACTATAGTCCTGTAATTTTTTATCCTGGTTGGGAAAATCATTATGATAATTTATTTAAGGAAGTTAAATTAAACGCCGGAGAAAATAAATGTGAGGTAATTGCTTTAACAAATCATAAAAATCAAATGAGCCGGTCTGACAATCAAGCTCAGGAATTAATGAAATATAGCTCAGAAGTAAAAAACAAACAGGGTATAATGAGATATCCTTTGAGCTATAAGTATAAACTTTTAAACAAGTTTGTAAGTATATATTCTAAATACTTTGATCCAAAAACAATTAGATATATATTTTAATTTGTTTATTTCAGTATTATTAGTTAACTTTATAAAAATTTAAAAATGGGATACCAAAAATCAAGGGAGGTTTCTAAAATTTATTTAGAAAATGCAAGTCTTCCAAAGCATGCCGAATCATACACAGTTATACCACATAAATTTGTCATTGATAATGTAATAGAAAACTTAAACAGTTCTAACTACACAATTAAAAAAGAAACTTATATATGTAATCAAGGTGGTAATGTTGCCCAAGGTATTTATCATCTAGCACCTTTAAATTATAATAGTAGTGACCAAGATCCGGATATCGGTATAATGTTTGCTTGGACAAATTCCTATGATAAATCTATTAGATTTCAGTGCTCAGTTGGAGCATATGTTTTTTTATCATCTAGCAATATTGTTGGTGGAGAAATAAACTTTGCTAGAAAACATACCGGCACTGCAGATTTAGAAATTATATCTCAAATTGAAAGTCAAATTTTAGGTTCTGTAAATACATTTAAAAATATTGTAAATGATAAAAATGAACTGAAAAAAATTACACTCTCAAAAAGAGAACAAGCAGAACTTATTGGCAGACTTTACTACGAAAAAGATATTTTAGAGCCCAGTCAATTATCAATGATTAAAGATGAAATGAAAAAAAGCTCATTCAACTATAATGTAAGTAATGATAATGCCTGGGCCTTATATAATCATGTTACTTTGGCTTTAAAGAAAACACACCCTAGAAGCTGGTTATATAATAGTAAAGAGTTTCATAAATTTATTACAACAGAATTACTAAGTAATACTAATATAAATACTAAAGACACCTATAACGTTATAGATGTAAACAATGTAGATCTTGAATCCAATAGCGTTAGTGTTAATATAGATGCCATTATTGAAAATCCTTCTTTTGAACTTTAATGGTCAAAGCTGTAATAATTCTACTTATAGGTTTATTCATAATTATAAACGTAATTAGAAAACCTAAGTTTTAATAAAGAGAGAACCAACCCCGGGTAGTTTTTTAGTTTCTACCCGGGCTCTCTTAAACTTTAATAGTTATGACAATAGAAAAAAAATCAAGATCAAATCCAAAAATAGCCGGCGCTTTAGAGCAGGATAGACATAATTTACAAAAACCCAAAAAACTTAAGTACAAACTTACACGAGAATCTGACGGCTTAACTAAAGTAGGATATAAGATTAAGTGGGTTAGTTTAAACCAAAGAAAAGATTCTGTTTTTTATACGGAACCTGCAGTAGGTAGATCTCTATTGTTAGACCCAGGAATAGCATTCACATGGCTTACAACGCCAATCACAGAGTTGTTTTACGTTACAAAAGATAAAATTAGATTTAAGACAAACAACTCCATTTATATTTTGGAGATTTTGAAATAATCAGCTACCTTTTTTCCATTTTTTACTTGGAGATGCTGTTTTACTAGGAGCCCATTTTACTTTATCAGCCCAATATGCAGCACTCATTCTACCTTTTGAAATATTCTTAGCATGCCTTGACTTAAATGCCTCTCTCTGGCCAACAGTTTGATTAGTTTTGACACCCTGTTGCCCAAAGCGTATAGTTTTAGTCTTTTCACCTTCCTTAGCAACTACAATGTGAGATTTAGTTGGATGTGATGGTGTTGCTTTTGGTTTATTATAACCACTAACACCTGCATTTTTAAGTTTAGGTTCCATATTATGCTACAGTTATTGGTGCTATGTTAGTACCGAATGCTTCACAAGATGCTACAGTTATTGACAAATTTGCCTTTTTAACTTTTATATCGCCAGTACCATTATAAGTAGGCGTACCACCTACCCATATTGAAATAGCGTCATTTAAAGCTAAATTTTTAACAGTCCAGGAGTATGTTCTTGTTGCACTACGACCGGTATCTTCATGGGGAATAAATACATAATCATCCCATTGTACTAAATGTGTAAATGGAGCAATAACATTACTTCCACTTGTAGATGATTTTCTAAAGTGAACAGGCATACTGACATGTGTTTCCGTATAATTGGTTGTACCATTAACACCTTGATAAGTTAATGTAAGCACTAAATTATATTCTAAATTTGCAGCCGTAGCTTTAAATCCTAATACCCCATTTGCATTTGATACCATAGTTGCATCATTTCCTTTGTCTACAACCATATTGTAAGTATCATACTTATTATCTAAACAACTTACAATAGTGCTAGATAATGTATTAGTACCCGCATTATAATTAAGACCAGTACCAATTACAGCATTAGTTAATTCACCAGCAACAACTGATACAATACCAGGGTTTAAATTCAATGTAACGTCAAATATGCCAGATGTAGTAATAGGATTTGGCGTTGACACAGAAAACCCAGTTGGCATTACAAGTTGAATAGATGTAACAGTTCCACTTCCACCTGTAGTACTTAATGCACCACCACTTAAAGTAAGACCTGAGCCCAAAGTTATTGAACCGGTTGAGCCTCCAAAACTTGTCACACCTGTATTTGTAATTACAACTCTATCAAGAGTTCCACCAGTATCTAAAGTAGAAACTTCTATACCGGTTCCCCCGGCAAAGGTTAAAGTATCTTGAACAGCATCTGGTACAAGTGTATTAGAACCACCAGCAGCAGAACTATTAGCTACAGCAATATTGTACCATGCATTTGCAGATGATCCTCCGGTAGCACTTATTGTAATGGTTGATGTCGTAGGTGTAAGATTGGGAGTCACTGTTATACCCGAGCCAGCCACTATAGTAGGTAAGGTATGTGTTCTATAATTATAAGCTGTTACTTGTCCAGTTGAATTAACTGTAAGCGCTTCAACAGAACCAAAAACTCCACCATTTCCTAAAAGTGCAGAATCACTAGTGCTTTGAGTGGAAACATTTGTAAGAGAAAATACAGTACCGGTTAAGGTTAACCCAGTACCTGCAGTATATGTAGTATTTTGATATTGAGGAATATTTAATACAGTACCAGTTAATGTTGCAGCACCAGATGTGCCTGTAGTAGTTAGCGTTATACTACTGACCGGAATATTTGATACAATTGATGCAACTAAATCATCATATCTAATTACATGTGGTGTCATTCTAGGGAAATACGAAGAACCACTCACGGTGCTACTCTGAAATCTTCCAAACTCAAACCAGTCACGATTTGAGATTAAAGTTTTAACAGCTTCCTTTTTCTCTAGTAATCCTAGTATCTCTTGTATTAATTGCATGATTAAACTTTAAAATTTTAATTTTCGTTTGCCTTAAATATACCTAATGTAATACCTTCTAGAATTGAATTTTTTGACCATAAAAATACCCAGCCTAATAGCGCAATTGGAATAATTGCAGACCACGCGGCAAAATCTTTTTCAAAAAAAATATTCATTACAGTCATACCAACTGCTGATAACAAAAACAACAACCCTATAAAAGTTGTTGTTCCCTCTCTAAGTCTATCTTTTGGGCTCATCTTATAACTAGTTTAAAAAAATTAAACAAAACTGATCTATAGGTAATTAAAAAAATTAAAGTGCTAAAAGCAGACCAAATAACTAATGGCCATTTCCACCAATACTCTTTATATACTTTAACCGGTTTTTCAACTTTTTTTTCTATATACTTGTAGTAAACTTCAGTGGATCCTTTAATATATACTTTAAACGTATCAGTTTTTGCTTTAAGCTTAAATGTATTGTTTTTAAGCGCTACATTTAAGTCAATTACTCTACCTTGTAAAATAGCAACTTCACGCATATGAACGTTGCCAATACTATCACAAAAAAGAAGTGCTTCAACATAAGAACTATCTGGTTCAATTTCTACAACAGTATCTTTTATGTAAATACTGTCTCTAGTGTAATGTTCGGTATGTGTTTTACATTCATTACAAATTTTATCTCTTTGCCTTTTTGTGACAAAGCAAGAATTTAGAATTAAAAAACTTAAAATGAATATAAAATATTTTTTCATCTACTTCTTTTTAATAACTTTTTTAGCCGGCGCAGTTCCAATGCCAGATACCATTCCACCTAACATTTTAACTTGCTCTGCTGCAGCTCTTTTTACTTTTGATAGCAAAGCTTTATCTTTTTGAATTTCATTGTATCTGCTTATAGTGCTCATTGCAGATTCAATAGCCCATTTTTCTTCACGTGCTTTGTCTTCTTTTGACATTTTCATTTTCATATTTTTTAAATTTAGAGGGTTTATCTATATTGTTTAGCTTTTTCTTTTGCTGATTTAGGTTGTGAAACAAATTGTTTTCCTTTTTTGTTTCCTTCGGCTTTAGCTTTATTTGTAGCCGCTTTCTCACCCGGTGATAAAGCTCCCCAAGCGGCCTCAGGTAAGTACCTTTTAGTACCTTTAGACTTTACTTCTTTAGATGAACCTTTCTTCTTATTTGCATAAGTACCAGATGTCATCCACTTTTGCGCAGTCCAATCTCTAAGGCTTTGTTGAGGATCTTTAGCCATTACTTTTTAGTTTTAACGACTCCGCCAGTCTTTAGTTTGCCAACAACCTTATTAGCTCTTGCATTAGAATAAGAATTCTTTTGATCTTTTTTTTCTTTTTCGGAGATTCTTTTTTCTCTGGTATCTATTTCTTTATTTACCCTAGCATTTTTTTGAGCTAGAGTTTCCTTTATATTTTGTTCTCCACCAACTTGTGCTTTTTTAATTACAGAACCACCTACCTTGTATTTGATTCCTGCTTTTTTCATATTTGCGGGCATAATTTTATTTTTTAATATTACCTTTTAGTTTTATATCCGCCGCCTTTAGATTTATATTCTCTAGCAAGCATTTGTGCTTTCCTAGCGGACCATTCTCCAGGATCACCACCTTTAGTGCCGGCTTTAATCTTTTTAAACAGCGATTCTCTCATACCTGGTTTGGTATAAGTACCTGCTGAATTTACTTTGCTTTTTGCTTTCATGTTAAAAACTAGTTAAAGTAGCTCTTTTCCAAACATTTGCCGCAGTGCACACATATATATAATTTGCATCAACTCTAATATCACCAGGCTCACCTGGATCTGAAGCCGTTGTGACAGTTTCTTTTTTTATTTTATTAGATGGAATGTTTGCAATATCTGACACCTTTGCTAGCGAAACACTTTTGTAAGGTACTGGAGATGCTATTCCTAGGATATCCGGCTCCTTATGTAAACCTATAACAAATACATCATCCTTAGAAAGCTCTTTTACATACTGCTTTCTTTTAATTAAGGACATTATATCAGTTAAAATGTTCATTTTATTTACTTCTTGATTTAAAACTGTTAGTTCTTGATTGCATACTACCACCAATTTGTTTTTTCATAACCGGTTCTTTGTACTTCATCTTTTTAACGCCTCCACCTCCACGCATCTTTTCTACAAAATTATCAGACATATCCATACTTCCTCCCATTTGCATTTTAGACAAGAATTTTTCTCCGCCCATTTGCTTATATCCCATTTTATTACGGACTTCTGTAGGCAATTTACCAAGACCTTTATTATCAGATGGCACATTTTTCAACTGAGAGTTATCTCCAAATTTAGATTTTTTCATGATTGCGTTATTAAGTGATTATAAATTTTAAAGTAAAGCATACGATGTGTATGTGAATTTCATACTTAGGCATGCGAGGATTTTTACTATGTATAGTCTCCCATCCTATGAGAAATTTCTCATAAGGTAAGTTAAGATATAATTCAAATTCAATATTGTTCATTTTACTATTATTTACCTTGACCTCTGTATGGTTTTTTGTATAACTTGCTCATTTTGCTTTTGCTAGTTTTAGTCTTAGCATTAACACCTGGCCTTGAAACTTTAGGTTTTTTATTGACAATAGTTTGAGTTTTCATTACTTCTTAAGTTTAGAAAGTGTAATAGCAAGTCTAGCTCTTTTAGCTGTTTTATCATTACCTTTTGCCTTTTCTTTTAACCAATCTTTTTTAATTGTACCGTCTTTAGACACGGCTCCTGCTCTTTTAGCAGTAGCAGTTAATGAACCGGGCTTCTTAATAGCGCCCTTAATCCAGTTTTTTTTGTCCATTGCGCTTAGTTTTAACGGTTTTTTCTGGCTTTTTGCACTCTAAAGGTGCAGTTTCAAGACTTTTTTCTTGATCAGAATAAGGCTTAAAATAAAAATCTTTACAGAAAACGCAGGAAAAAGCATTTGCGAGAAATTTCTTTAGACAAGTGAACATAAATAAACTTTATATAACTAATATACAAATAAATTTGAATAAAATCAAGTTATTTGTTTTTTAATCTCTCATTTTCCTTTTCAAGAAAGGTAACTTTAACTCTTAGTTCACTGACTTCACGCGTTAAATTAAGTATTTGATCTCTCATTTGATCTTTTTCCAATGAGCTCTCAGTCAAAAGCTTTTCTAATCTTTTAACCCGATCTCTTAAGTCATCTCTATACATATTCTGTTCATTTTTTTCATTTTGAATATCCCTATTTTTTAACTTTAACCTGGATTCATAGAATTTCCAAGCGCCGGCTGAAAAAAGAACTGTAAAAATAGTTGCCAAAAGAGTGGTTAAATTGTCTATAGTTTCCATTTTATTTAATTGATAAACATTTCCTTGTTATTGTGGTTAGATTAAAAAAGGCAAAAAAGCTAATAATTACCCATACCCAGTGATAAACATCATTAGGTAATGTTTCTTTTATGAAAAAGTATGCAACCACAGCAGTTGAAAATAAAAAATTACCAAAAGCCAAAATCTTTCTTGTTTGAATTGTATGTAAGCAAACAGCCTTTATTGTAGCCGCCCCTAGTAAAATGGACGGTATAACTAAGTAATAGTTAAAACCCATCTCTAAAGTATAAAAGATAGGAAACATGAGTAGCCAAATTAAACCCTGTCCCACTTCAGTTTTTTCAGAATCGTAGTAATAAAAAATACTTTTTAATCTTTCAAGCATAACAAACATAAACCCTTATTATAAAATACAAAATAATTTTCTTATTTTATAGTAAAATCTAAAAATATATTTAAGCAGTTGATATTCAACTTTTTATGAATTATTTGAAAAAAAATTAGGATAGTTATAGAATATACTGTAATTTAGTTTTGTATCAAATTTAAATCTTAAACTAATAAATGAACAAAAACATCTTTCAACCTAGAATTAATATTTTACCCTATGAGTATCCGCAACTTTTAAACTATAAAGATGCAATAAGACACTCTTACTGGATTGACACAGAGTATAATTTTACCACTGATATTGATGACTTTAGAGTAAAAGTTAGTGATTCAGAACGGGAAGTCATAAAGCGAACCATGCTGGCCATTGCCCAAATTGAGGTTAATGTAAAGACCTTTTGGGCAGATATGTATAAAAGAATGCCAATCACTGAAATTGGAGATGTCGGAATGACATTTGCAGAGTCTGAGGTCCGGCATAAAGATGCTTATGCAAGACTACTTAGAATTTTGGGTCTTGAAAAAGAGTTTGAAACAGTTATAGAAATACCTGCTATTTCAGATCGGATTAAGTATTTAAGGAAGTACTTGGACGGGACACGGAGTAAAGATGATAAAATGTACACTAAGTCAGTACTACTATTTTCTCTATTCATAGAGCATGTCAGTCTATTTAGTCAATTCCTGATTATGATGTCTTTTAATAAAGAAAGGAATCTTTTTAAAGGCATCTCAAATGTTGTTGAAGCAACTAGTAAAGAGGAGGATATCCATGGCAACTTTGGTGCTGAAATCATCAATATTATTAAATCTGAAAATCCGGATTGGTTTGATTCAGATTTTAACGAACTTATCTATTCAGCATGTAAAAAAGCTTTTTCTGCAGAATGCGGGATACTGGATTGGATATTTGAAAAAGGAGAATTAGAGTTTCTTTCTAAGGAAACAATCAAAATATTCATTATGAATAGATTTAACAACTCTCTTCAAAAAATTGGTATGGACCCATTATTTGAAGTAAACCAAAAAGATTTAGAAAAAACCCATTGGTTTGAGGTTGAAATTACAGCCACAAAGGAAGGTGACTTCTTTTATAAAAAACAAATAGACTATAACAAAAAATCAAAAGCAATTACAAAAGATGACTTATTCTAAATATTATTGGCTCAATGATGAGAGCAAAACCTATCTCAATAGAGGTTATATAACTGAAGCTCCTGAACAAAGAATTAAGGATATTGCAAGAATTGCTGAAAAGTACCTTAATGTACACGGCTTTGCTCAGAAGTTTGAAGATTATATGAGTAGGGGTTTCTATAGTTTGTCTACTCCGGTATGGATTAATTTTGGTAAACAAAAAGGTTTACCTATTAGCTGTTATGGAAGTAATGTAGATGACAATCTTGATAGTATTCTAAACGCAGGCAGAGAAATTGGGATGATGTCTAAATATGGCGGAGGAACTAGTATATTTTTAGGCAATATCAGATCTAGAGGCTCAGTTATATCAACCGGTGGTACAGCAGATGGACCCGTTCACTATGCTCGTATTTATGATACTGTTGTGGATGTTTGTAAACAATCTGAAGCAAGACGTGGTGCTTGTGCTGTTTATTTACCAATTGAGCATCCGGATATTAATGAGTTTTTGGATATTGGAACGGAGGGCAACTTAATTCAGAATCTTCAGTATGGCATAACTGTCACTGATAATTGGATTGAAAGTATGAAAGCTGGAGATCAAGATAAACGTGAAATTTGGGCCAAAGTAATTCAGAGACGTAATGATATTGGATATCCTTATATTATGTTTAAGGACAATAGCAATAACAACTCACCATATAAAGAATTAGGATTTGAAATAACAGCATCTAATCTTTGTTCAGAAATACAACTACCAACAGATAGCTTTAACTCTTTTGTATGTTGTTTAGGTTCAATTAACCTTCTTCATTGGAATGAAATTAAAGAAACAGACGCTATTGAAATCTATACTTTATTTCTAAATGCTGTAATTGATGAGTTCATAAACAAATCTTCAACTATGCCCGGCATGGCAAGAGCACATCGTTTTGCTAAAGATCATAGAGCAATTGGACTTGGTGTACTTGGTTATCATTCCTATTTACAATCACAACTTATTGAGTTTGAATCAATGGAAGCTAAACTAGCAAATGTCCAAATTTTCAAAACAATTAAAGATAGATCCGAAGCAACATCAAGAGAGTTATGTGAAATTGGCAATGTTAAATCTATTCGTCCAGGTTATGCTAATACAACCTTGATTGCAATAGCGCCAACTAAATCAAGTTCTTTTATTCATGGTCAAGTATCAATGGGTATTGAACCAATCAAATCTAATTATTTTGTTAAGGATTTAGCTAAAAGTAAATCTGTATATAAGAATCCTATATTAGAAACTGAGTTAGAAAAATATAATCTCAATACACCTGAAGTATGGGAAAGTATCCTAAAGAAAAATGGATCAGTTCAGCATTTAGATTTTCCAACTAAAGCTGTTTTTAAATCTTTTATTGAAATCAGCCCAAAAGAAATAATCATTCAAGCTGCAGCAAGACAAAAGTATATTGATCAATCCCAATCTTTAAACTTAATGATTCATCCCAGTGTGCCGGCTAAAGATGTAAATAAGTTGTATTTATTTGCTCACGAGCAAGGTATTAAGACTTTGTATTATCAGTTTAGTGTAAGTAGTGCACAATCTTTTGTCAGAAATATATTAGAATGCGCTAGTTGTGAAAGCTAAATATGAAGTGTAAGTTTTACATAAAGAATATTGATTTACAACTTTACAACTCTAAAATAGTTGTAATTGTTGGTGCTTCTGCACAAGAATTAAATAATTATGTAAACGAACACATTACCAAAATAGATATAAGCGGAAATGAAGGTTGTGTATTTGAAAATACAACAAGTACTATTTATATGTACTACGTCACACTTTCAAAAAAATTTCTAAGCCATAATCTAATAGCTCATGAAACTTTCCATTTAGCATCTAAAATAATGGAAAATATAGAGGTGCAAAATGAAGAGGCAATGGCTTGGCTTATTGGTTATCTAAGTGACTTAATATATGCATTTCTATACGAAAACAAATTAAAAGTAAATAATAATATATGGGAAGCATAAAGCCATGCGGGTTAAAGCTCCGAACCCATTATTATTATTTAATGTAGAAATTAGTTAGATTGTTAAAATCTTGCCACTTTTTAATACTGTATAAAATTGGTATAACATCATTCCAGTTTTTATACAGTTTTAACTCACCTTTTCTAATACCCCTTTGGTAAACATAATCTTTGTCAAGATAGAATTCTTCCTTACCCTTAATTAAATAAGCAATTGGTGTAGTTACACTTAAGCTTAAAGCCTCACCTAATTCACCAAGTGTTCTTGTAGCCGCAATAGGAGAATCAAACATTTGCCAAACCTGTTTAGCGCCCAATGGGGTAAATAAAATTAATTCCTTATATGTTCTATCTGTTTGATATCTAAGGAAATTCTTCATTCTTTTTTCAAATTCTGTGTCATCATCCTCATCATCATTTGCAAATAAGGATCCAAAGATAGAACTTAAAGCAAAACTCACCATAATAAAGCCAATCTCACCAAGTGTTCTATATGCTCCAAATAGTTTATCTTTTGCACGTTGATCTGACTGAGAATTGTCACCAACATATCCATACTCACTCATAAAATTTTCCTGATGTTTACCAAACTCTACCTGCAGTGT